TTAGTCCGATCAAGATGAGTTTCTGCAAAAATATCTTTAACATCATCAGGAACCTCATCAAGCATCTTGAGAACTCTTTCTCGAGTCTTTTCGTCCTGAGGATTTCCATATAAACCATCTCTATAATTCTCTTTAACCCTGAACTGTCTTGCTACCTTCGAGTCTGGGATACTACTCTCTTTAGCCACAACAACATCAGTATTATTCTTAAGATCAGCTCCTTTATAATCAACCAACTCATGTTCGTTATCTTTCCCCACAACAGCAATAATCCTATCATCCTTATAACCTTTCTGAATCCTTCTCAGTATCCTTCCCATCACAGCCTCAAGACTCTCCTCGAACACCGCATGGGTAGGAATATTGCCAAAGTCATCTTGCTCAAGAAGCAACGCTACCATCTCACCACTACGAATGTCACTTTTATTAGTTCCTTGAGTAACTTCGTGCTGGTGATAAAGATCCATTAAACTCGAAGCAACAATACTAAGCGTTTGTTGATAAGAAGCGGGCAAACCCTCGAGAGTCATCATCTCAGGTTTATGACCAAGAACTGGAGAGTAAAGAAGCTTCTGTCCAATAGAATCATCTATATCTACTTCCATCTTAGAGTTCCTTGGAATAAGCCACTTCCCTCGAGCCATTGTACGATTAAACTCAGCAATATCACTCAACGTCCTATTCCAAAGTTTCTGAAGCCAGATAGCTGCTTCGGTCGTAGCCATACCCCAGAAGACTCCAGGAATCTCTATATCCTTAAAAATTTCAATATGATAAGTATCAAAAGGATGATCAGCTTCATCAAGAATAATACCATTAGACCCGACCAAAAACTTCCCTTTCGGAAATTCTCCGCAAGGCATTATTTTCAACTCAATAACCGTAGCTCCTTCAAGTTTATGAGCTGAAGCATTCTGAGATGAGCCAAACAAAACACTGGCATCAATAAAAGGAGTCGATCGAGTCTCTGCAGGAACTTCCTTTCCCCTCGGATAATGACTCTGTATCCACTCCAAGGGTCGATATTTAGCTTTCCACATCCAAGGAAAGAGATCCAGTTCTTGGTCAGTAATTCCTCCTGCAGGAACACCTACTTCCAAGGGAGACCACACACCACAGTCAGCATCACCAAGATAATAAAGCTTTCCATCTTCCTTTGCTTGGATAGGACCAAGCTTAGAATTCCAACGATCATCCAGAAAACCACTTCCACAAGAGTAGATCCACCCGCCAAGCTCTCGAATCTTTTTCCTCATCTTGTTAACACGCCAGAAGTGCTTGATAACCTTATCTCCAAGTTTCGCTGCTTTAAGATCTTCCTGATCAGTCGAAGCTGGAATAACACTCATCCTGGGATGATTACGAATAAGCCGAGAAACCTGCTTCTGATAGTGAGGAAGAATCTTGTTATCTACTACCCGAAGCCTTCCCTTCCTCTGGACCAAATGCTGAAGCAGGTTTGTTCCCTGGTTGTAGAAAGCATACTGCTTACCAGCTAAGAAACTCAGATTGAGTAACCACCTCTGCTCGTAAGGTCGCCTTAACTCCAGTCCGATGTCGAATCTTTCCCGAACTACTGGCCAAAGCTTATCAGGACCTTTACCTATCAGAGGTCGCTTTATTAGATCTTTAACAGTTGATTTCATTACTCCTCCAAAATCTGCTTAATCACCAGCATATTCTCTTTCCCGTATCTCGGATCAATAGTAGTAGGCCTTTCAGAGAATTTCTCTTTTTGAAACATACTCGAAAAGAAGTCTTGAATCTTATCTATTCCATAAAACTCTATGATATTTCCCCACCAGTCAAACTTCTCTTGTTTTGGAAGAGGAGCTACTTCTCGAGGAGTACCAAGGAACTCTCGATTCTCTTGAATACCTTGTCTTAAATTATCAATTAATTCTTGTCGTTCCATAGTAACTCCTTCCACTAAACCAATTCATATAATGAAAAGGTTAAGAAACATCCGTAATTTCTCCAGCAAGATCTTCATCCTCGAGAGGATTATATTCCTCCGGCTGAAGGTGAGTCTCCTCAGGAATAGTAAATGTCTTAAGCTCAGGAAGACTCCTTGCGGCAAGTCTATCAAAGAGACTAGAATTTTGTTGCTCAAGTCGAATAACTTGCTCTTTGTAAGCTACATTTAAAGTCTGATTCCGCAGAATAATTCCCTGAAGATCTAGAATCATCTGTTTAAGTTCTTGAACCTCTTTTTTAAGTCTCATGCGTAGTAGCCTCCTCTCATCTCCAAAACCTCTGGATGTTCCAAAGCATCTCTTGCCTTAACCGCTGTTCTTAAACACCTTGCCTCAATACTATTATCTTCCTCAATCACAAGTTCTTCTCTTCGAGGATTAATATATTCTTGTCCAGGATAATCAGGTCGAGCCTTCTTAATCACTTCATACTCAAGGGGAAGTAAATCATCTATTTGCAGGGCAATTCCAAAGCTCATAACCATATCATCATGAGTACCACTCTTCGCCTGAGCTTTACCAGTCTTACTCCTTACGAAAGTAAGAAGTTCTCCAACCAACCTCTGTGAGTTAAGTTTCCCTGCTCGACCTATGAGATAATTCTTAATCCCAGAGATCAACTCATTCCTTGAGTTTGTATCAGTTCTCCAGCCCTTCTTGTAACTAACCCCTCCCTTAATCACATCATATCTCGGAGCCATAAACAAATTGGTAACTCCAAGAAGAATTGTGAAATCAAAGGTAGATAGTCCTGGACCATTAGTCTCTATTCCACACCAAGGAGCATCAACACTCTCAGACTCAGTAGAATAGAACTCATTAACAATCTTAACTACCCTACTCAGCATAACTTCATCAATCTTAGAAAAATAAACAGCTACTATGTCTTTAGTCATTCTATCCAGAACTGTCCCAACAGCATAGTCACCATCCTCAACTCCTTCAACTACATCCCAACCTACAGTATATCGGTGAGTAGGATTAAGCATCTCATAAACAATCAGATAACCCTCATCATCTATGGGAGCTTCCTTACTCAGCTCAACCTCAAGTTCTTCAAGTTTCAACTTCCCCCAAGCAATAGGCTCATCTGGTATCTTATGATAAAACCTCAAACTCGTAAGAGCCCTTCCGTCAAACACAGGATTACCGGCTCCGATATAATCAATATCAAGTTCCTGAGCTATTTCTGTAGGAGACCTTCTCAAACATTCCTTAGCATACCAAGGCGAAGTAAGTTTTATCTCTGGTTCCCAGTGTTCTCCCATTCTTCCCTTGTCATCCTCGTTTGGCGGAGGCCAGACACAGGAGATTCCAAGAGATTTCTCGGGATGAAGCTTCCAGTGGAGAGTGGTTCGCTTTGTCTTTCCATCGGTAACGAGTTTGTAATATTGTCCGCCAGCTCCGAAAGGTGTTGAAACTGCGATACGACAAGGAGAAGCGTCTCCTGCTGCAGTCCAAGCACTTTCATCGGTACTTTCCCACTTAGCAAATTCGTCAAACAAGATTCCTGCATATCTACCACCTGTTGAGAAATTAGGGTTATTAGATTCACCTGCTATTACTGCTCCCGTCTCAGGATTATACAACCTCATATAATTATCGTGTTTCTTCTCCTTAAACCCCTCAGGCCTAAGCCACTTAGGAAGTTTGTATAAAGCATAACGTTCCTTCTGAAAGAGTGTTCTCATATCCCCTTTCTTATCAACGTAATCCTCTATCCTACTTCCAAGCAAAAACTCTGTCCCACCAATAGGATCTAACCAAGCATGGAGAAAGACGAGAAGGACTATCCATGAAACTCCCATATCACGAGTTTTCTCAATCAGATGATCTCGACCTTCAGCAATCGCGGCCTGAAGAGCTAATATTTCCGGGTCTTGGAACTCCCAGGTAGCGAAAGGAATATTATGAAAAGGACGTTTTCGAGGATCGTAGGTGTAAAAGAAAGCGTTGAAGGCAAACAAGATGTCTCGATGAAAGAGCTCCTTCATCTTCAGTCGATAGGGTATATCTGTCTGACACCTTCTAAGAAGGTTAGTACGCCAGGTTAAGTTTTCTCTACGAGTTTTAGGAAATTCCATAATTATTTATTTACCAGCCATAGTTTGAAAAACCCCAAGAAAGAAAAAACCCGACCCTAACGACCAGACACACCTACAACCACAGCAACAACAAAACCCAACAGCAACA